GACCATACTTAGATTAGTGATTATGTTTATGTCATTTATACCTCTTGATTTTACTATGGCACATAACTCTTCTACATAATCTTCGGTTAATAACCCTATCTCTCCACCATATAAGTCTATACCATGGATCTCTTCGACTAATAATATTTCATCAAGTCTATTTTCTAATACTCTTAAATCTAATAGAGTCTTATCGTCTAGCTGTTCTTTAGTTAGGTAACAGAAGTCACATCTAAAGTTACAGTAGTACCATGGATTAATTGATATAATCATATTCCCTCTCATATGGAGTAGGTTCTAATTCTAATCCATTAGCTTTGATTATATCAGGTGCAAGTTGTTTCATCTTGTAACAGTGTTCTTCAACTAAGTTATAGCTCTTAAGATCTTTGATAGTCTTCTTGCACCCATTACATATTTGAAACATAGGACATGTATAACATGACTGTTTTAAACTCTGTAGTTCAGGCTGAAACTTAATAGGATATATCTTTTCACCAGTCATTTCTTTTTTAAAGTCTATTGGATGTTGTTGGTCATCACCAAATGCACCACATGAATAGTAATCACCAGAAGGTTGAAGAGTTCTAATACCATCATCGCAGTCTCTATTTTGAGGACATGTAGTACCTTCACCTCGCAAACGTTTAACCATTTGTTTGGTATTATATTCCCACTCAGTTAAACCCCTTTTCCATATCTCAACATATATCTCATATATGTCTGCTAATAGGTATGGCTTACCTTCTTGACCCATGATTATATTCTTGAACTTGACCGGTGGCCCCGATGAGAATGCATAGTTAAGCTTACACTCTACACCCATCTTCTTAGCTAACTCAACGTTTTTTATCGCATCGTGTTCGTTCTCTTCAGTGATGACTGCTATGAAGTCTGGTCTATATCCGCAGTGTTCTAACATGGCATCTGAACACTTCCAAAAGTCTTCTTCGCTAAACTCTGTCAAGTCTCCCTTAAGTCTACCGCCACCATATTGGAAAGATGTAGTTATGCCGAGTCTTGGATGATTAAATAGTTCTTTCCACTTATTTGGGTTCTTATAGAATGGCCATAAGTTTGTAGTGAATGATATACTAGCATGAGAACCTATCTCATCTAAGTGTTCTATGATCTTCCAGTAATAGTCCGGCTCCATCATCAATGGATCTCCGCCGTTGACTATGATAGTATTTGTTTCTGGGAACCTCTTTAAGAAGTCAAAGATATGCTGATGATCTAACTCTGCAGTCTTATCTTCAGTGATATGTGTGCTCGAACAAAATGTGCATTTAAAGTTACACTTTTCTGTTGGTTTGATTATTAGATCCATTACATACTTTCATAATTTAGCGTGATACGTTGATAAATCTAAATCAAAATAAAATTCAGCTATGATTCGTTTTGAATTTGTTTTTTCTACTTTATGTAAAAATTTATTACTATTATTAGCAACTATTAATGTTCCAGGAGTTGGCCATAATCTATATTCTTTTGTACGAGAAGCATCGGAAAACCATATAGATCCATCTCCAGCAGATTTTGTGTCACTCCAATATAATAAGAAAAATAATCTAGGATGTGTATAAAAATGATGATGCCATTGTTGTGCATCCAAACATACTCCTTCCCAAATTCTAGCTCTTTCTAGTTTATATGAATCAAAATGTGGAGCAATAAAATCTAATTCAATTTGAGTATGAATGGTTTTTAAAACCACTGATATGAATTCTTTATCACTTGCTGGATGATAATCATTATTAATACCACCTTCATATTCCCATTCAATATTAGATACATCTAATTGACTAGAATATTTTTTACCATCTAATACTTTAAATCCTTTTGTTAATAAATCATTAATCATTTGGCTTCTCTAATCCATATTTAGATTGACATATATGAGCATATTCAGTGTCTTCTATTGATTCTACATTAAGTATCTGACAAATTCTTTTATTAATATCAACTACCTCAGATTTAACTATTTGGCTATATTCTTCTAAGTCTGTAATTAATCTAGTGTATAGATCGTATTTAATAGAATCATCTTCATTATCATGTAATCGTGTCAACCAAGCATTACCCAATTCACAACACAGATCTCTCTCAGCGTTAATTTTATTTTTACGATCTACCAATTGTTCTAGTTCACTCATATATTAAAGTCAAAACTAACGACTCTCCGTTGAATGGTTGTTGGATTAGCACGATGCCAAAATCCTTTACTATTATTTACCAGAATTAAATCACCAGCTTTTGGTTGTATTCTAATCATATCTTCTTTATCTTTAATTTTCCATTTAAATTCTACAGATCCACCAGTAGACTCATGAGTATCATCAAAATAATATAAGAAAAACATGTCATACTTTTCAATCATATCTGTATGCCATCCTTGATTATCTTTATCTACACCTTCAAAAGCTATAAATTTATTATATTTACTAGTAGGCCAAAATGGATCAATGTATTTATTTTTTAAATAGTGTGCAAATAACTCCAATCTTTGAGTTAATTCTGGATCCACATCATCTTTGGTATTATCTCTTAATCTTTCTTCTGTGTTTGGTAGACGAAATCTATTAATATCTATAAGATCTAGACCATTTGGTTCAGATAATTTTACAAATCCTTTTGTATTAAATTGATTAATCATGTGTTTAATGTAATAAAAATATCATTATAAATTAATATTTTATTTTCTTCTATAAAGTCATGTATAACTAAATTACGAAGTCTTCCATGTAATCTTTTACTATTCCTAGGTGGAGTATTAGGATTTAATATATCTATAATCTCTTCCCAAATAATATTAAATGAATCAATATTTTTCATAGCTTTAAATGATAATTTACCAAATTCTGCCGCAGTTATATCTGATTCAAATTTTTCATACATGTGTTTTAATAGATAATTTCCAGCGATATTCATTATCCACATTTCTGCCATATCTTCTAATGTAAAAGAATAGCATGATGATATAGTTTTAAAATAATTTCTTTTATTTCTATAAAAACTATTTTTATTATCAACACCTTCTTCATCTATTAAATCAGTATACACTTCTACCAGTTTAATGTCATATTTTTTTAAATACTCAGGTTTAGTTAGATCGCTATCAGGTAAAAACATATAATCATGTCTAAAACTTGTCCATGATTTAAAATTCCATAATAATTCTAACTCTCCATAGAAGTGATCTTTATTTGATCCAGGCATCCCAAGAATTAATTCTATAGCTGGAACTGGATAACCTTCTTGATGGCATTTATTATGTATGTGTCTAGATAGTTCTATCTTATCTTCTAATGATAAATCAACCCGTTTAGCAATCTTCATTGCCTCATCAGATATACTTTGAAATGATACTGTAGGAACTATAGAGATATATGATGGTGCATCAGATAATTCTGCCATCTCTACTGCACCAGCTGCTAAAATATGACCAGCTTCTTTACGTGTTGTTACTTCACTGTGTGTTTCTGGGCCAGCTCCAACAACACTAAACCACGCATCAACTAAATCTTTTCTACGTTTTAAATCTTTAGCTTTCATAGTAGATATGTCAGTTAAATTTATACCATTATCCCAAGCAAATTGAAATATTTCTAGATCTCTATCGTAAAATGCCCCAAAATTAGCATCAGTTAAATAAACATCTCTATATCCTGTGCGCTTAAGCGCCAGTATGTCCTTCTTAACTATTTCCATTGGTTTTTTATAAACCTTGCCACCAATACCCCCACCCCACTCACAAAATGCGCATTGATATGGACAACCACGAGTAGTCTCGATTATCATAAATGGTTCTAAATGCTGATCTTTAGCATATTCGCGCATCATAACCATCAGATCTTCATGATCCTCATAAATGGAATAGTCTGGCATAAATTGCGGGCATGTTTTTGATGATCTTAATTCCCATGATAAATCATTAATGTTGGGGATGCCTTGATTATCAATGTAAGAATCTAATAATTCAGCTACAAAATTTTCTCCAGGTTTAGTAGGTTTTAATGTAAAATCATAATATGATCTTGACTTTAAGAATTCAGGTTCATTTGTCCCAACATGTGGACCTCCTAATACGCATATAGTTTTAGGATTTTTCTGTTTAGTCAATTCAGCGATTTGATCACACACATCATAGTTCCATACATAACAACTAAACAATATAATATCAGCATCTTTAACATCTTCATATATGTCTTCTACGCTAGCATATTGATTGTACTTGTATACAGGAATTAACCATTCGACTTGTTCATTATATTTGCCATAACGCATATAATGACTCTTAAACATCATGAAGCTTGAGAAATTAGCCAAGCACCAGTCAGCATGAGGAGGATTAATGAATGCTACTTTTATTTTTTTCGTCAACATATTTAAAGGTCAATTTAAAAACACAGTCTTCAACATCTCTTTCGATATGTTTATAATCGTTCTTAATAAAACATGTGAATGGACACTTTTTATAGTATTCGCATGTAAAACAATTATATGTGTTTAAGAAGTTAATAACAATTTCACCAGATTTTAAATCTTCAGTCTTATTACCTTTTAAGAATAGTTCTCCTGAACAACCGGTGGGTATAGTGCCGTCATGTAATACTGTAAAACTATTTCCTCGTGTACATGACATTTTATTCTCAGCTTTATCGGATGTAAAGTACTGAATATTATAACACTTTGGGTATTTATCAACCAATAATTTATATAATGCCAGCAGCTCTGACTCTTTTGGCATCATCTCTTTTGCTTCGTCAACTGCAGGTATGAATGAATCCCAATCACAATTAAAGTTTTGATATAGATAATCAAAATATGAATCGCCTTTAATTACTGCCAAGATATTTTGTCGTGTAGTGACTACAGATACCATTGATATTAAGTCTTTAAATACTTCAACGTTCTTTTTAAATGTATCTAATTGTGTAGTATTAAATCTACCTTTACTATCATAAGATGTAGAAATAGTTAAGGTGTTCTTATTTAAGAATTCAATGATTGGATTTGGATTATCAAATACAAGGTTGGTGATATAGTTAAATACTATGTCTTTATCTGGTGTTATTTCGGCTCTTAGCTTATCCATGAACTCTTGATAGATATCAAGAAACCCTCTATCTACTAACTTGTCTTGGAATACTTCTCCACCCATGATATGGAGTTTAAAGTTTTTAGAACGGGTGTTTGTATTAACCCAATTTACTATAGCTGGGATCTTAGATAGTATCTCATGTTTAGATACTCCAACCTGAGATGAATGATTTTGCGGACAGAAGGAGCAGACTAAGTTACAGTCTTCAAATAAAACTACTACGATTTCACTATAATCAATAACTTTCGATTCAATAACATCATATATCGACATGTTTAAGTCTCGTTAGGCATTTCAAAAATATAAGGTCTAAGAGCGCCAGTATTTTCTTTACTATTTAATAAGAAATCTACAAAATATGTATTAACCGTTCCTAAGTTAATTGCATAAAATGCTCCAGCAGAATGTTTTTGATGATATAATTCATAATCAATAATTTTATTAAGATCATCTACATCTAATGTATCTTTAGTTCTAAACATTTTAATAAAATCAAATTTATCGCACTCAGCATGAATACAATTATATGTAGTTTTAAATCCACCTTCTACATCAAATATAGCTACTGTGGCCGCTTCACTACACTTTTTAAGATTTTCTATATCTTCATCGGTAATTGCAGATAAATTAATAGATCCATTTGAAGAAGGGCGTCTAATGAATACATTAATATCACCCCAAATATCTTGTTTAAATAGTACGTTAACTAATGGAGACGAATCATTAGGCATGTCATAAAAATTATCAAATGTATAAGGACCATTAACTACACCTAACATCTCTTGCAATTTTGTTCGCTGAAGATGTACCAATATTAGTTCTTTATGTTCATTTAAGTATTTTTCTAAGTCCTTTCTAACTAATGGAGTTATACTTTCTGCTAAAGCTCCACCGTTCCTTCCATCATACAGATATCCTGCTAATAAAAATTCAACACTTATTTTAGATTTATTCTTTTGTAAAAATGGAATAAAAGTTTCGCGCTCTTCTACAGATAATGTTTGATCTCGCCAAATACTATAAAATCTAGCTTCTTCCATCAACCAAGTATGATTATCTCTAGTAAATCTAAATGTAGAAGATAGTCTTGAATTTGCAAAATTTTGCTGTTTGAATATGTGCGATTTAAAAAATTTCCATGCCGAAACATCATCAGCAAATGGTAGTATTACTTTAAGCCATTTAATAGCTAAAGTATAATATGATTCTTTATCGCAATAGATATATATTGGCCCAGTATCATTATCTGAAAAATCATCTAATTGTAATAACATATCTAAAAATGTATTATATGATTTATTTCTACCTATTAAGTTGTCTATACTGTCGGCACTTGCAATCCTTTTTCCATAGAATACTTTAGCTAATTCTATAGAATCCGTATTATTTCCATAAATTTTAGAGCATATGATTCTATCATAGCTCATATTGATTTTGTCATCAAAATCTAAATATACTTTTTTAAACAGATGTAGCATTTGACAACTCCTGGATATCTTGTTTCTTAGAGGAAATATATTGTTCGGTATTGATTACTCCTGATGAAATACCATATGTTAATAAAAATAACGAATTATTTTCATTTGCCCAGTATGAATACATATTTTTGCCTCTAAACATATATTCTTGAAAATATTTACTATAAAATTTTAATTTATTTTGATCGATCTTAATATAGATGTCATAGAACTCTTTATTTTTTAATAAACTAACAAAATTAATGCCATGTACACTATCAGTATCATCTTCTGGAAATTGTTTAACAAATGATTTAAATTCATCATTATCTACAGAAAACATATTATATAAAGTTAAACTATCTAATTTACTAATCCAACTATCAATAAGTTCTTTGTTAGCTTCAATAAAGTCTTTATGACACTCTTCTTTTAATAGACCCTTTGTTTCTAATATTAAGTGTATTACAAATAATTCTAAAGATTTTAAGTTGACAATCATAGTAGTTTCCATATATGATTTAACTAATTCATATAACTCAACAGTATCTAATTCATTCAACTTAATATCACATGGAATTTCTAAGTTACTTAAATACGTCATTAGTTTATTACTTTTTAATTGACTTTGTTTATAGTCAATAATATATAAAGTATTTTTATCAATAAAATATTTTTTTAAATATTCAATTGATATTGGAGCAGTAGTTTCAACAATATTCATTATCTTCTTCCTCGCGAATTGTGACAACTATTATGACACGAAGCATGACATACATTTACTTGTAGTGTTACTGTATTTCCTCTAGCTGAATTATATGATGTTCTTAAATTATCAAAAAATGTTTCTAAACCCGCCGCGGTAGCAGTACTTCCCGACACAACGTCTGATGCACCCGCTCCTATAGATTGCCGATATGCTGTATTAAAATATGCGGCAGCTGTAACATCGTATACATATCCAGGAGTTGGTCTAGATCCAGTATCACCTCCACCACCATCCACAAATAATAAAGCTCTTAAGTTTCTGATATTAGTATAAGTAGCTGTCTCAGACAACAGTGTATTATAAATGTTTGCGGCATTGATGACATTTCCTACGGCATCAACATTTGATCCGGTTATACCGATAGCTTTCCCAGCAGTAGTACCCCCGAATTCAGCACCATAAGTCCATTCTGCAAATGGATACGCATTAGTGCCCCATGCAATACCAGAGTTTGCCGTAGCCACTACATAGTCCGCAAATCTATCGACTATGTTTTGCGGATTAATTGGATTATTTAAAGTTGCCATCTATTTTTCCTTTATACTATTTATACTTGCATTATAGAGAATACTTTTCTATGATTCTTTGCAAGTTCTCTCATTAAACTCTTAGGTGCGCCACATATATCACCTTCCCAGGCTAATTGATGGCAGTCTCCACCACAATGTTGAAACACATCGCACGAATAACATATCTCGTTCCTTGATGCCTCACAAGCTATGTTTTCAAGCCTTATTGGACTATTTATAAGATCTTTTATAGGATCTTCTATATGTCCAAACTGAAATTCTGGTGCCGAATTTGGGCATCCAGATATGGTTCCATCAGCATTTAATGTGAATATCTTCTCTTCACAGTCTCTACAGAATGTACCACCTTTATTAAATCCAGTCTCAAACTTAGAGTATACTACTTCTAAGAAGTCATTATCAAACCAGTCTCTTGTTCCATATTGTACAGACTGCTCATGCATCTTTAAGAACCATGCATCCTGTTCTAGGTTAGACGGAAATATCTCAGGAAATTTCTTTGCGTTTCCATTATTAGTTAATCGTTCAAATGATACCTCTTGAACTCCTAATCTTCTTATCCATCTTAACAAGACTATTGGATCTATAGCTATAGTATCTTTTGTGACACTTATAAACAATCGTATTGTTATGCCTTCAGATAGTAACGTCTTTACATTACTTCTCCAAAGATCTACTTGTTTCTTATTATCAAACCTTATCTTTGGATCCCATGAAGTGCCGATGCGTCCTTCAAATGGTCCTTTTATTAGGTCTATATGTTCTTGGTACAACTTAAACACTAAGTTAGTGGTTGCACCCCACGTCATGTTAGTAAATGATGTCTTACACTTGTCCCATACCTCGCGCATCTGTGATACAGGAACTAAGAATGGTTCACCACCATGAAACTCACAATGAGCTGTATCAGTATCTGTTGCTTGTTCTGAGAATCTATGCAACCAATCTATTACTTTATTATGATCCCAATATATCTTTGCGCCATTTATACCATTAGTAAAACAATGGCGACAGTTTAAGTTACATGTCTCAGTCGTCTTTAGGTAAAACATCCAATTCATTACGAGATTTATCCTTCAAATAGTTTTCTAAACCAAAGCTTAATGTTAATGCTGCATGTTCATTTAGTGCTTGATGCGGTGTATTAGCTGGAATATGAACGTATTCTCCTGCCTCTAATACTATATATGTGCTATCCACCATCATGGTTTTTTTACCTTCACAACAGACTATGATGACGTCATCTGGATCAGTATGAGTATCAAATGATGGAGAGTTTTCTTGAGCAATGAATGCGTGACACGTGACAGGACCATGATGATCATATTCATTAGCCAACTCACGACACTTATCTAAAATTACTTTAGAATAGCGTTCCATCCCTTCGACCTTAATAGTCTTAGGCTTATCATCATATAGTTCACTAGAATGATTAAGGGGGATTTGCATCCCCCTGTCATTTATTATTGAAACTAAATTTTGTTTATATGCCAAAGGGTTGTGAATAAATTCAACAACTTCATTAAGTGTTATAATATAAAGCACTCCACTAATTTTTCTTCTATAGTTAAATCTGTCTTTAATGCAATTGCGATTGCATTAACTTGTCCTAATGTAGCTTGACCGTTTGTAGCTGCACAGACAGTTTCTCCCTTTCTAATAGGGCCAACTACTCTAACAGGTACTCTTCCTTTGATAGCAACTGCTTGACCAGATGATTCTGAATTCATTAAGAATGCTGGATTCTCTGATATAACTCCTATAGAGTGCTGTCCTATATAATCTGATGCTGTACATTCAGAATCTTCTTTATCAGAGATAACAACAACAGTGCCAACAGGATATTCTTTATCTGTAGTATATTTTTCTGCTAAGTCTGCATATCTTGCAGATGTTGCAACACCAGTAAATACTGTTGCTGTTAAGTTTCCAAAAGCATCTCTTAATGCTATAGTATTACCAGTAGCTGCAGTCGCTGAATTATAACCATCTAATAAGTCTGCATCTAATCCAGATCCAGTTCCATCGTTACCTGAATGCCATGGAGTATAACCTAAAGCTGTAGTAACATCTGTTCCACTTAGTGATGTACCAGCTGTAGCTCTGCCTTTAGCATCCACCGTAATCTTAGTATAAGTTCCAGCAGATACTCCAGTAGTTGCTAGCGTCAATGCTCCAGTAACGTTAGCAGATCCATTAAATGAAGTCGTCCATGAACCATCACCAGTAATAGTAAACGTTCTAGTATTAGCTAATGTACCAGCAGAACCGCTAGTATTACCTGTCACGTTTCCAGTTAAGTTTCCTATTACATTACCAGTTACGTTACCTGTAACATCACCAGTCAGTGCTGCTGTTATTGTTCCTGCTGCAAAGTTGCCTGAAGCATTTCTAGAAACCAAACTATTACCAGTATTTATTGCAGTTGGATTTAAACCATCCACTAAGTCTGCATCTAAACCAGAATTAGCTCCGTCAACAGTTAATAGTTTTGAAAGTATATCTGCTGCATTATATGAAGTAGCAGTTAGCTTTGTACCAAGTTCAGTATTTAAAGCAGTAAAGTTTGCATCTACCTCAGCTAGTGTTAGAGGTGATCCCTTAATGCTTCGTAGTGTTAAGCTTGCCATTTAAAATCCTTATCCAAATATTACAATATTTACATGTGAAAAATCTGCTTCAGCATTGCTAGAATCTACACAATTTATTGTTACTGTAGAAGTAGTATATGCATCTGTAGTAATGATAGCTGCATTGCCAGAACTTAAAAAACCTGTAGCAATTGCCGCGTAGTTAGCACTAGGTAAAGCAGTTCTAAATGTTAATGTATAATTACCAATAGAATTTCTTAATATAGATGTAACATTACCACTAGCTTTAATTAATCTATTTGTATTTGATGTAGATGTAGCATTAGAAGTATCTTTTGTACCATCAAAATGGGCCCATGCTCGAGCAGCAAATATTGGAGCTGTTCCTATTTGCTCATCCGTTGGGAATGATCCGGTGGAATCATTATTTAATTCAGTTACAGTAATATTAATAGGTTGACTATCCCACGATGTACCATTAGATAATAATACATTTCCACTGGTTCCTGGAGCAGTTAAACCTGTGCCGCCATTTTCAACCGCTAATGTATCTGTAACTTGAGAGATCAAACTAACTGACACAGTATCCCAAATTGGGTTTGAACTAGAACCTCTAGATTTTAAGTATTGGCCAGAAGTACCATTGGAACCATTTACACTCACTGTGCCGCCTAAAGTTACTGCACCACCCGCTGATAATGTTCCAGATGAACTTAGTGTAGTAAATGCTCCTGTACTTGGAGTAGCATTACCTACAGCACCATTATGATTTCCAGTACTATTACCAGTTAGATTACCTGTTACGTTGCCTGTGACATCACCGGTAACAGCACCAGTATGTACACCATTAGTATTGCCAGTTACGTTACCTGTAACAGCACCGGTATGTACACCATTAGTATTACCTGTTACGTTTCCAGTTAATGTTGCCGTGATTGTACCTGCTGCAAAATTACCAGAAGCATCTCGAGATACTATGCTAGCACCAGTAGCACCAGACACAGCATTGAGACCATCTAATAGATCTGCGTCTAAGCCAGAACCTGTACCGTCTACAGTCTTAATCTTAGTCAATACATCTGATGCCGTATAATCACTAGATAATAATCTAGTTCCTATATCAGTATTAAGATTACTAAAATTAGTATCTATTTCTGCATTGGTAAGAGGAGTATTTTTAACTCCCGTTGCACCAGTTGCACCTGTTCTAAGTAATATTGTCGCCATTATTCATCCGTTCTATGATTGATTCTAATTTGTTTATTCTTTCAGCTAAATAATCCATCTTCTGTTCTTTATCTTTAATACTCTGTCTAATAGCTCTATATTTATTTAGCTTAGTAGTATCTACTTCTAATATAGCATTAGTATTAGTATCTCTAACTAAAGATTCATTTTCTACTTTGATCTTCATATTAGCTATCCAAAGCTATAATTCTAAGATCACGCAATCTAGGTGTAGCTGCTTGACTAGAAGATGTCATGACTATCTTAATTTGGAATGCATTAAATCTAGTAGTAATAGGACCATCTTGCGGGACACCATAAGCATTAAATGCACCTGATGGGAAGAACCTATATTCTTTAAAGTCAAAAGATGATGTTGATGCAGTCACAGCTTTTTCTTGAGTCATGATTACCCAGCTCTCATCATCGATAGGAGTTTGTTTCTCTGTAGGCAATGTCTTATAGTACACATAAACATTAGTTCCTGACGGCATATTAATATCTACAGTGACACACATGTTAGAAGCATCAAACCCGTCAGCTAAACTAATTGGTTTACTGATATACTTAGCAGTAGCGTTTCCTCCAGATTTTGAACCAGCTTCATTAGTGATATCATTATTAATATTATTTAAAGCAGTTATTGCTGCCATAGCTGATACATCAATTGCTGGAGATATAGCAGTATTATCTGTAGTTAGTGTAGCTTGTAATCTTAAACTAGGAACTCCTGTGCCAGTACTTGCAGCTGCAGCAATTTGTCTAAGTTCACCATAGTTAAGATCTTGATTAATGTTAATAGGGATCCAGTTTGTATCAAATGAACTTGATCCATACCACGCTTTGGCTGCCCAATTAATATTAGTACCTGTTGGCAATATATTAGAAGTCTTAACAAATAGTGTTTGATAACTAGCTACTGAACCTGGATCAATGATATTAAACTCTGCAGTGCCTGAAGTTACAAAAGATGCTCTTCTAATTAAGAACTTCAAGTCTTGGTTTTGGTTTGCTTCCCATGTAGATGCATTTTGAGATTTAAACAATGAACCAATGTATGGCTGTTTATTAACTTTTTGTGTACCATTTAATTCAGTTTGACCAACTTCACAGATGAATACTTGATAGTCTTGTGAGTTTGATGTTAATACTAAAGCATATTCACCAGGACTTAAGTGAATTGGATTTGCAAAATTAAACGTAGTAGCTGTAGTACCATTAGTTGAAACACTTACCTGTTCTGGTTGTAATATAGTTTCTGCAAATGGTATTGATCTAGTAGATTCTGGATATCCGTTAGAAGTACGTCTAATCTCTAAAGTAACTGGTACATTAGAAGATTTAGTTCTGAACCAGATATCTACTGATGATACGTACATACCTTGTGGGTATGCAAGATCATCAACTAAGAATGATTCTGCCAATGGGTCGTGCCAATATCTACTACCAGTTTGTACTGTTACGCGCTGATTTTGTACAGCACGTGTAGTTAATAGAGTTTCTTGTTTAGTTTGTAACGTACCGAGTGCAGTATATTTAGCTTCGCCTATAGATTCTTGTGCTTCAGTATCATTAGATGTATTATCAATCAATCTGAATGTTCTTTCACCAGTCTTAAATGTGTTAGCTGGCAATTGGAATTCAAATCCAATATTACCATATTCATCAGGTATTAATGCATTACCTAAAGCATATGTAGTCTTAGCTGTAATAATTGCATAACCTTTAACGCTACTATCCGGATTTAATGACACAACATATTGTCCAACTGATATAGTACCTGTCTCATCAAACACCGTTAGATATCTTTTAGTACTATCTGTAGTTAATGGTTGAGTATAGATAGCGGTCTTAGCTGTACCAGTTTGCGTGCCAGTAGAGCTAGTAGATCTGATTGATAAAGATTCATACACACCTTGTGTAGGATCAAATAAAGTGCCAATATGATTTTGCACTTCTATCAATGTCAATGGACGGCAATATGCAGTAACACTAGTATTCTCAACAAATGGGTATAATCTTGCATTAGGTTTAAATGTTTTAGCTGTACCTCTGATAGTATTAGCTCTAATGAATGGGATGTATTGAACATCAACCACATTAGTTCCTAATGAAGAAGTATTTTGGCTAATAATGTTCGATTGAATAGTCGTGGTTGAACTAGTAATAGATACTCTGTTACCGCTACCACTAATATTTTGAATTACAGCATCAGCAGCATCTGGTACTTGAACATCAACTATCTTATTAACAGCTGGTAAATATTGTGTATCTACCCACTGATCAAATGCAGGTTCTAATACTATAGAGCCATTGAATCTAATTACATTAAATGGATTGATATTAATATAAGTTGTAGCAACTAGTTGACTAATAGCAGTTGACTCAGTGTATTCTAATGTTACCAAGTCTCCGTTCTTTTCAGTAGTTGTTAAAGTATCAGCTTCAAATCCATTAAATGTTACAGTAAATGGTGCTCTTAATTCTTGATTGATTGGATCGATAGCTGCGTTGAAGTCTACGTTAGCTGCTTGAGCTAATGAGTTTTCATTATAATTAGTTGCGCCTAATGACCATGTACTTGATCCATTAAACCAAGAATTCCACCATCCCCAGCGTCTTTCGGACCATGCTGCAGCAGAATTATAGAATATGTCTTGTGATGTAAATGGGTCTACAGCAAAACCGTTTTTAAACTTCTCTTGATTAGTAGAATCTGGGATTGAAGTGTCTTTAGCTTGTTTTTCTAATAAAGAAAGCTGTGTATAGTACTCGAGATTAGTGATACGTTTTTCTAAACGGCCGATGTCTCTCATAGTATAACGTTTATTATCAATGTATTTGATTTGAACGTCTTTAATATCAGCAGTATATGGAGGTATAGCTAAGATGTACAGTGTCATACCATTTGTCTCATCTGCTGGGACTAATGGGTATACTGCAGGAACTCCCTCTTTAACAACAAATTGTTTATCTGATGTAGCTATGATCTTATCAAATCTACCTAAGTAATAATCATATGTTGCTTCCATAGTCGCAACGGGATCAGGAACTTGACCATTTGACAGTGTAGTAGCACCATTATCTCGTCTTGGCCTAAAGTCAATAGCATCTCTTAATTCAGTTACAGATCCAGTTGATGGGTCAGTAAATGTTGGGATGTCTTCATAATCAATAGCATAAGAATCTCTTGATAAGAATCCAGAACCAGTATGTGAGAAGTTTCTATATACGACTAATAGATAATGTGTTGCTGTTGGCGCTGTGCCGGTAAGTACGATATTACCATGATCGTAAAACTCTGCGCGTTGACCATCATCGATACTATAATTTGCGGTAACGTCTGTACGTGCTACTGCACCCCATGTTAAAGCACCAGTAGTTGAGTTGATTGTAACTGCAGTTGGATTTGTTGTACCAGTATTGTATATTGCAGAAACATCATAGATATCTGATATAGCTAATGAATCTTTGCCGCCTGCGGTTACATTTAAACCACCTGCAGATCCAGTACCTAAGATCTTAATAGAATATCCAGATAATGTTTTAGTTCTAGTAGAAGAAGATTGTGTACTTAAATCAATACTTGCTATAAGTGTAGCAGTACCTGCAAATGCTGCGTCTTTCAAGTCAACAGTAATTTGATGGTTTACATTAGCAGTACCACTAATAGTAATTGATCTTGTTCCAGATGTCATATCTAAGATAGAACCTGCAGACATTCCTGTAGTGCCTGCAGCTGATACAGTATTGAATACTATATGATAATGAGTATTCTTATCATCGGAACTTACTGTAGCTGCACCTACCCATTGTTCATTGGCACTTAATGTGGAATAAGCAACTCCAGCAGTAAATGTTAATGGTAATGTTCTTTGAATCCTATATTCTACAGAACTTATAGAATCGATATATTGATTAGAAAGTGGGAATACTAAACCAGGAGAGTCTTGACCTGATAAGAATACATCTGCGGTTGCAGATCCACCGACTTTACTTAGTAAATCTACACTTGCACCAGCAGTAATGTATGAACCAGATCCAGAATTATAGATAAGCGATTCTACATCTTTAAAGAATTTTCCGGAATCCATAGTAATATTAAATAGATACATTCTATATACATCATCTATCTTAGCACCAGTACCAGAGTTCCATCTCATGAATCTAACTCTAGCTGTACCAATTTTTGAATTAGCTCCGGCAGCTCCAGTAATTGTAATACTACCAGTAGGTGAAGCATGAGAAGGAGATACCGTATATGTACCAACTCCACCTGTACCTGTACCTAATGCTGTGATGTAAGTTCCAGCAGTAACACCAGTGCCAGAGAGTACAGTGCCAACACTAAGTATTCCAGAAGTCACAGCTGTTACTGTTAATGTTGTAGTGGTGATTGAGCCTGTTACGGTTGAAGTTCTAGATGTGCTATGTAATTCAATACTTGTGTATGGACTAGATGCAGCATTTGTGGTGAATACGCCAAATACACTAGTAACATGTAAGTAATTACCGTAGTTAAGACTAACGTTAACACCAGTAGCGGTAGCAGTATCTCTAGCTCTATCTAATGTTAAGAACTCCTGATTGATAGTTTCATACTCATAACCTTTAACATAACCTTTACCTGGATCTAATGCTACGCTAAATTTAGTTGCATCTGGACCGGTAGCTCCTGAAACTTGGTGATCTAAGATTTGTATAGGCCATTTTTTAACTGTGTAGTCACCTGATTCATCGAAAGTTCTACGAGCAAGTTCTTTACCAATCTCTGAATAGATAGTCTTATCTTTATTAAGTACAAGATCGCCATCGACAACTCTAGCAATCTCAACGAAATTATCTAATGCGGTAGCTAAACCTTTTGCTGTTAACGTTAATGTGATACCGTACCTATTAGCTCCAGGAGCCGCATAGTTTGGAGTACCTTGCGCACCGTCTAATAGAGTACTATCAGCATCTGAATCTACTTCGCTCTCAGTTACTAAGAAGCCAATATTTTTAGATGATGTGTTAGTGTATTTGTCTACTGCAATTTTCTGAGCTTCAACGTATACAAACTTACCATCAATGAAGTATACACCATCATCTACAGAGAATATGATAGCATCATTGAATGGATCTGTCGTTTGAACTTTTGCTGAATAAGCTACTGTTGAATTAGTAGTAATAGTTTCTGAAGCAGTGAATGGACCACCTGATATAACTTTAACTAATAAAGTAATTGCATCTGTACCAGTAGCTGCTATAGCTAATTTAACTATAGCTTTTGCTCCTGATGTTCCACCAGTTATAACAGTATTTAAAAATTTAGTAGGGTCTACAGAAGCACCAGAAAATGATGAGTCTAACTTAATAGAAAGGATATCCCTTTCAAATGATCGACCTCCACCTAATACTACAGATCCATTAACAAATATGTGTTTACCAAACTTATTAATTTGGTCTTGGATTTGTGTTTGGAGTTGAGTTAATTCCCTTGCTTGGACAGCATATCCAGGTCTAAAAAGAATTCGATGATAGTTTTTGGTCTCATCAAAGTCATCATAGTATGGGTTGATATTAGTATTAAGTGACATATCTGGTTACTCTTTCAATGTTTTATATATTTATAAGGTTAAAGTGGTTCTTATGGTAATAATTTGATCATCTGCCGGGGCATAAGGTTCTCTAACACTAAAGAACATAAAGTCGCCAGAGAATTGGTCAATGGTTCTTTCTGAAACACTCTCTACAGTGATAGTAGATACTGGCAGTTCTGGGCTAGAAATAAGGCCACCATTTGTAGGATCAGTTACAATAATATCACCTACATTAATGCTAAAGTTATTGAATACTGATAATAAGATCTGAGTATCATTAAAGTCAACTATACGATACTTTTTATAGTTTACACCTGAAGTTTCTTTTTTAAGTAATAGCATATCTTGATATAGTTTTAATTTATCAAATTGGCCAGTAATTAATACGCATCCAGAACCTATCTCATCAGTAAATCTTTGATTAGTACCAAACTTCTTAAGGTTTCTAATGAGACCAGCTTTACGATAATCGTTGGTGATTTCTATACCTTGATTTAAGTCTCTAGAAATTGCAGTATAAAACTGTAGTGATCTTGCAAATAGTTCCTCAACTGCATTAAATCCATGACCACCCAATGGTGACATGATAGCTCTTACTAGTGAGCCTGTGCCAACACCTCCAGTGACAACTATGTCTGTCCATGTATATCCAGAACCTGGATTCACAATATTGACCGCTGTTACTTTACCACCGGTAACTGTAGCTGTAGCTGTTGCACCTTGACCGTCTCCTAAAATTTCTACTGTAGCGGCACCATATCCAGCACCTCCGTCTTCAACTACGACAGCTTCTATAGATCCAGGTACTGCTAACAACTCTACGTTTGATTGTAAAGTATTAACGTTACCAATATCAAAGTCTACTGATAATGCAGCACCAGAGCCAGATCCAGAGCTATCAGTTACAGTGATGTCTGCTGTGGTGTAACCTATACCAGCATTTGTTATAGTATAACCAACTACTTCTCCACCGGTACCTAAGTATACAGTACCTAATGCGGCACCATTTGTAAGTGTTAATGTATGTGCAGCACCCACACCGTCTGTTAAATTGATAGCTGTACCTGCTGACGCATTAGCTGATGTGGTAGCAAGCTTGAATGTATTTGCATCTGTACGAATAATATAGTAAACTCTTTGAGCGGTACCTGTACCAGCGCCAGCTGCAGCTGCAGTGAATATATCACCTACTGCATAAGTCACTCCACTTGTACCAGCAGCGGTATTCCACTGGGCATTCGTAGTACCAGTTAAAGTTCGAATGATATATCTTCCAGAAGTTACAAATGAACCTGCTGTGGTGTTACCTGAAGTTAAACCTGTGATAGATGTTCCTCCGCCATTTTGATAAGTTACAGAGTCGCCTGTAACAAATTTATGGGTATTATATGTAATAGTTTCTGCAGTATCATCGACCGCAGTAGCACCATTAAATGTAATCTTTGGAGCTGTTATCGTACATGTAGGTGTTGTAAGGTATCCATTACCTGGATCATTTATAGTGACATATGATACTGCACCAGAAGCAATTACAACTGTACCAGTTGCAGTAATACCGCCTGGAGTTGCTGGATCTGTAAATGTTATTGTAGGAACTTCATTGTATTTAGTTCCAGCTGATGTCACATCTACTCTAAATACCGCATCAGTGCCTGGACTAATTTCTAATGTTATCTCAGCTTCTGTCTTTGTTGTAACTGCAGATAGATTTGCATCTCTACCTAAGTATGTTAATAGTGCTGTACCATTTGCAACTGCGCCAGAAGTATGAGTTGGAGCTGTAGTTCCGGTTGTACCTCCTGTAGTAACTGTATAGTATCTTAATCCTGATTTTATAATTTGACCGGTACTAAAGGCATTAGTTGTAGCATAATCATTATCTTTAGTTATTCCAGCAGATGTAGTCACTGAAGGAGTGCCAGTAGTGTACCCAAAACCTGCATAATCTAACGTTACAGTAGATATTGCTGTACCAGTTAATACACAAGAAGCTTTAGCTCTTGTGCCTACATATTTTAATTGTGCGCTTCCATTAGTCACAGTACCCGTAGTATGTGTTGGACCAGAAGTGCCTAATAATGTACCAGAAAGAATATAATAATAATTAGTATGTTGGGTAGCTGAGTTAAAATGTTTGATATAAGATCCAACTATAATACTTGCACTAGATGCCCAAGCATTAGCAAAGTATGGTTCATCTATAGTAATAGTAGGAGTCGTAGAATATGAATCACCTGCATCAGTTATAGTTATAGAGTTAATGATATAAGGATTTTCTTCTTTATAACCCGTTGAGCTACTGATAGTAGCTGTAGTAGTTGCTGCATTATAACCTATACCTCCAGCATCAATATTGATGGATGTAATAGATCCGCCAGAATAATATGGAGCTTTAAGAGCTGTAGTCACTGGCATATAAGCCGTAGATAAGAATTTATTTCTTAATGATATAGGAAGAGAATACATAAACTTCCATCTATATCCATCAGCTGTAGTAAAGATCTGATGTGTAGTACCTGTCGGCATAACTGTAGATACTGCAGCGCTATTATTCCATATACACTTATACACATTATATTGAGATGTTAATACATAGAAGTTAGCGTCTTCTAATTTAGTAGCACCAGATGGTGCTGGACCATAACCTATACCAGTTGATGATTCAAGCGCATCATCATACATGTCATACACGGTGTCAGGTTCCCAATCTATTCGTCTTATAACATAGGATACATCGGCTGGTTTAATCTTTTTAGCAGTTAATATGTCGCGTCTAACATGTAACTCATATCTAAAATTATAAGATGGAGCTCCAGGAGTGTCACTAGTACCTGATGGGATGAATGGACTTAAGAAGTCTGTCCATAAGTTTTCTTTACCAAACCAATGATAGTACGTAGCAGTCTTAGAGACGATCTCTTGATAGACTGAATCAATGATCGTCTTTTTAAATCTAGACGTGAATATTTCGTACGATGTTGCCATATTTTATTATCCTACAGTAATTACCCATGAAATAGCTAAAGTTTCAGATGATGACTTAGCGATTACAGGGAATGTTGTTCTGCATAACATAGTACCCTTTGAGAGTTTATGTCCAGCGCCTGATGTTCCTGTAATATTTATTGCAGTTCCAGCACTTGCATTAGATGAAGATGTGGCAAGTTTAATTACATCATTTGTACTTTTAATGACGTAGTATTGCGCGCCATCAGTTAAGTTAGTTATCGCTGTGTTACCACCGTCAGTGTAAGTAACTAAGTCTCCAGTAACGAATCCATGAGCAACGTAAGTGATAGTATCACCGCCATCATCAACAGCAGTGTCTCCGTCAAATGATATAACAGAAGCACCAGAAGTATTAGTGATAGAAGCCTCAACTATATTACCTGTGCCTGTACCTGCTGGGAATGTAGCAACAAATGTTGAATTTACACCAGAGGCTGTTGCTGAATCTACAGCTACACGGGCTAATTCATTAACTAATGTAGTTTGTGTTGTAGCTGCAACTGAAGCATCGTCTCCGATAGCCATAAAACCCATGACTGAGGCAGAGCTTGCTACTATCCTAGATGCAATGAATTGTTTACCTGAAGTTACTACTAAGTTTTTTACCTCTGTCTCATATACAAGTTTATTAGCGTCATCAAATTTCTGGATGACTAACTTACCTGTAAGTTTTACGCTTGAATGTAACATATACTACTCCTTAAAAAATCTCTGTTTTTGTTAGTGTATGATTAGCTCCTACACCGTCTGTTAAATTAATTGTTAAACCACCTAATGCGTTTGATGCTGAAGTTGCTAATTTAATAGTATCGTTATCTACTTTGTATACATAATATGTATTTAGGTTAGATAGGCCACCAACTGCTGTTCCACCATTTGTTCTATACACTACAGCATCTTGAGTAGCAAATCCATGATTTACATATGTAATAGTTTCAAGGGCATCATCAACAGCGGTAGCAGCATTAAATACTATTGAAACTGCAGCAGATCCTGAATCATCTACAGTAACAGTTGTTCTTAAGACATTTCTAGCATCCCCAAAGAATCTATATGCTCTTGGAGGATTATAGAATTGATCAGGAATAGAGTAATCTAAGTCATAAGCGTCTAATCTAATTACACCACCAGCATCAGCAGGATACACAAACATATCCCTAATAGATCTATTTATGTTAGTTACAGAAGCTCCAGAGGCTGATTCAATTAATTCAAATGTTGCTCCAACAGTAGGTGCAAATGTATTCTGAATCTGATAATTAGAGAATAAAGCTGTACCGGCAGGATGTATATATGATTTAATTAGAGATTTATATTTAGTTAAACTCTCATTGATAGTTATGACATATGAATATTTTTGATAATATCTGCTATCTTGAATATAGATCTCGTCATCTAAGAACCCATCATTATTAATAAATTGTCCTTGGTACTTTGCTACAGCTCCTATGGTAAACTTAATGATGGCAAAGTTAGTTACTTCATTTAATCCAGCATCTGTCTGTTGATACCATTGATTGAGTAGTACACCAGCATATGTATTATCAGAATAATCTAAATCAGAATATATAGGTGATATTAGGTAACCATAATCTACATACTTATCGATTAATGTATCATTAGGGATAGAAAACTGTCTAGTACTATTTTTATCTATAGTTAAAGAAGAATCTGATATTGTATCAGTGTTGTTCTTAGTAGAATAGAAGTCAAGCGCATATCCTGCGCCAAACTGGATAGTGGTTAATCCTGTAATACCACCATTGGCATCAACGCTAGTAACTTTTAATTTTTGAGTAATAGTCTTACCATCAGAGATAGTAGTGGTCTCAAAAAATGTTCCAACTTTAAATCCAATACCTTTGTTAAGTATCTCATACTTTACTGTAGTAGGTATAATAGTACCTGTAACTCCACCATCATTAATAGTATAACCAGTTTGGATAGTACCAAAGTAACTCTTGTCTATGAATAGTTGATAGACGGTCCCGCTGTAGAGTTCTACTCGCGTAACGAATACCTTGATAGCAAGATTTGTTCCATTTAAATTGATCCTATTACCAACAAGATCAAAGGCGTTACCTGTCGCTATGTCTACAAATATAGACATCTCTTGTTGCCATTTACCATCAGACGCTTTTAATACTTGATCCCATGGATAAGTAATCTCAGCGGGTTTATTATATAGTAACTTGAATAAGAACTTATAGGATGCTTCCGTACCTTTTGCAGTGAATACTTGTTTGGCTTTTCTTAAGAAGAAAGCTCTGTCGATGAATTCATAATTATCTCCGAATACATCAAGTTCATTCTTAAAATACTGGATGAACTCATCTAGAGTAGTATCTAGATCGCGTAATTCTTCAATGTTTCGTTGCTGATATCCGCCTTGATATGTCTGTGATCCACTAGTAAAAGATTTAGTATTTAGATATTCATAGTATGCTTCTATGAACTCAACAAAAAGGGGATAGTCAGACCTGATAAATTCAGGTATCTGTTTAGATACTACGCTCTTTAAATTAACCGACATTAATTTCTACTTGATGTGAAGATGTAGTTAGTTCCGCCTCCAGGATCACCTACAGAAACTTTATCTAATACTACATTGACTGTAATATTATTATCTGGGATGGTGACGAGCTGGTTTCTAATAGAGACTACGTCATTTGATTGTGGTTTAATCATTAGCTCTAATACTGGACTATCTACTAAATCGATGCCGCTTATTTCAAGTTCTGTTAGTTTAATGATACCTTTAGGATAATCCACTGACCCAAAAGTTCTAAAATAAGTCTTGGTACCTCCATTATAATACCATAAACGTAATTGACCTGTATTTGCATCAGTCGGAAGATCTTCTATATACACGATATTGTCGTTACCTGCTATATAAAATCCAGTAGATAAGATCGATTGTTCAGGAACTCCAGATCCATAGATTGGATTTCCTAGATTAATTGTATAATTAGCATTAGTATTATACTGTACATCTACTTCTCGATGTAGTTTTAAAGTAGTAATATTACTAACGATAGCATCTTCAGTATTATCTATCAATGAACTGAGGTTTGAGTGTCTAAATACACCAGTAAATGAATTGAGATTATTAGTATTATAATCTTTGATAGTTTGAACGACTAATGATTTAAGTGTATTCTCAGACTTAGCAGTCAATCTAGGATTATAGTAAACTGATGATTCTATTTTAATATTAATAAATTCTGGATCTACAATCTCTGGAGTTATAGACACTACGTTCTTTTGTTTTAAGATAGTATCTTTAATATAATCTTTTTGGTTTTGAGTCAATACGTCTGTCGTTGTAGGCTTTACTGATAAGAATACTTTACCATAGACAGGTGGATCATTATCTTCACCTCCCCATACATTGATCGTCTGAGCTTCTGGATAAAGTCTAAATACCATAGTCCTATAGTCTTCTACTGTCACAGCTCTGTTTTGTGCTGAATAAGATCTAGGCGCATTGTATCTAATAGAATCGATGGTCTCTGCAACAGCTCCTCCGACAGCTGGGGTACTTGTAGTAACTGCAACAGAACCACCTAATAGTGTTGAACCAGTATAAGCGAATACCCTAGCTCCGTTACCAGCATCTTCATTAGTTACTAAGTATGTAAGGTTAACTATATTTCCATTTGCTAGAGCTTTACCTATGACTCCGTTACCAAATTCCAATTCATTAAATTGGCCTTCGATCTCTTTGATGAAGTATACCTTAGAAGTTGAGTTTAAATTTATGATTAATTCTTGGTTAATCCATGTTGCAAAGTTAGATGACGTAGCGCTATCTTGTACTCTGACAGACAATGTAGACATATCTACTTTTTGATTAGGGATGATATATTGGGTACCATCAACTACTGTATACTTAAATGTTAGTGGTGTACCTTCCTTAATATTCACATTTGTAAACGTATAGGTAGATCCTACTAATGTAGCGACTATACTCTCTATAGTATAGAATGTGTATTGTTCGCCGTCAATGCTCGTACTAAAAGAACTATAAGCCGGCAACGTCAATGTCGCTGGAGTAGAAGTAGTAGATGACACAGTTATGTTAACAGTAGCAGTAGCAGCAGATGAAGAGTACGGTACATACCCAATTTCTTTAGCTCTTGAAACTATCAAGCGTCGTTTCAAGAGCTAAAGAAATTGGGTATGTACCGTACTCTTCATCTGCTGCTACTGCTACTGTTAACATAACTGTGTCATCTACTACTTCTACTCCAGCGACATTGACGTTGCCGGCTT